AGTCGCATATAGATAGTGCCACTTTGTCGTTATTTACTTTATCTAACTTGTTTCCTAAGTAATATTTTTTAAGATATATATTTTTTGCAAAATCTTTTGTTAAATCTTGCATGTTTCCTTTATATCCAAAGTCTCTTGCTTCTTCTTCAATAATTCCATACTTAGTTTTTCCACCTTTATCATTTTTGTCATCTGAATATCCACCCTCAACTTTCAGCAGATAATCAAATATTTTTTCAAATCTATCATCCATTTACATCACTTTCCTTCCTATTAATTCCATATCTTTTAGATATTTATATAATTTCGACGGATTGAACTGGTACCCAACTCTATCCTTTAATGACTTAAGCTTATAAGTCAGAGTAAACTGTAAAGCATAATCTATAACGTTCAGGCAGAACTCAGAACAGAAATATCTGTCATCGTTCTGTACTTTGCTTGCATAGAAAAACTGTCCTAAAATTCCTAAATAATCATAACCTTTACCTTGTGCTGTTCTAAAAAATTCAATCACATCTTTGGGATCAATATTTTTATCAAGCTCATAAATTTCCATATTTTTCTGATACTTAAATTTTCTTGTCCTAACTCCACCTGGATTTGAAAGAAAAACTTGATTATTGTAAATAAACTCACAATGAGAATATTTACCTAGTGTCCATAAAGATATTAGAAATCCAATTGGAGTTTTTGGCTTATGAAAACTAATATATAACTTGTCTTTTTCAAGCATAAATACCTCCTTTATTCGCAAATAACTTTTTTAAGTGCTTCTCCTCCGATTTGTGCATATCCAACAAACATTG